TCTTCTTAAGGTATCTAATGCCCTTCGGCATTGTTCGTGGTTGATGAGGGTTGCTGCCTCACCTTTCGTCAGCGGTGGCATTTCACCGCCCTTAAGAACGTGCAGGTTGCGCAGCATTTTAATCTGCCCTGCCGACGGCTCGCCGCTGCGCCAGCGTTTGCTGCGTTCATTCAAAATACTCTGTCCCTGCGTGCCGGCGATTTCCGCCGCTGCGTCGTTGGCGCTTTCAAAATCCTTGTATTTCCCGATGCGCCGCGCGCCGCCGTCGAGTCGCACGCGGTTGACCCACTTCGGCTGCATCAAGCGCCACACCTCAAACCCACCGTTCTGTACGATCATGAGGCTCAGTGACCGCCCGTCGGCGTCCGTGCCGATACTTAAAGTATGCACCATGCCGTCGGTGAACCACGCGAGGCGCGAGTTGCCGAAGAGGTCGAGCGCTGCCAGATACACATCGTCGGGCGAAGCGTCGATGCCGCCATCGAATGCAGGCAGTGGAAAGAGTGGGTGTGTCAACCCCTGCTCACGGGCGCGGTCTTCGGCTTTTTTGAGTGTGATGGGTTTGCCCATAATCGAGCCGGCCATAACCAGGTCACGCGCACCCTTCGGCACCACGTCGATAATCACAGCGTTGGGATGACCGGCGTCGTCTGCCAGGCCTGCCTTTTTATCGAACCAACGCAACACACGCCCCGTCATTTGAATATATGCCCCGTCATGTTGCGTGGGACGGCAGATCAAAGCGCAACTCGCGCGCGGCGCGTCGAAGCCTTCGATGAAGATGGCGCAGCCACAAAGGACCTGTATCGCGCCGTTATGGAATTTTTGGATAATGGCGCGGCGCTCCTCGCGCGGCGTCGTGCCGTCGATGGCATCCGCTTTAATACCAGTATCCCGGAACGCCGCCGCCAGGTCGTGCGCCTGTTGCACGCTGGCGGTAAACGCAATCGTCGGCCTATCGTGCGCAACTTCTTTCCATTTCTCAATAATGATTTCGAGCGCCGACGCCAGCGACAGGATGCGACCGGTTTCGCCTTGCGCGTAGTCGCCGACGGCATTCGTTCGCACGTCGCTGAAATCGTGCTCGTCCCGGTCCAGATGCGCGGCGTAGGCCTCGAATTCGGTGATGCACCGGAGCGTATAAATAGCGTCCTTAATCGAAACCTTATACGCCGGTTCCGGGCCGAAGATACGCCCAATGCCCAGCCCGTCGCTCCGAGTCGGCGTGGCGCTCGCGCCGATGAGTCGCATCGCAGAGTTGGCGGTGTAGAGTGCCGCCAGTGCCGCTTTCGGGGTGCGCGCGGCGCTGCGGTGACATTCATCGTAAAAACATACGTCGAGTGCGCCGGCGGCTAAAAGCGCGTCCATCCGACCGGGCGAGGAGAGGGTCTGGATAGAGCTGCTGATAATCTGCGCCCCAACGTCGTTCTGCCCGGCCTTCACGACGCCGGGCACGGGCAGTGTGGGCCAGTCGCGCAGGATGCGCTCGACGGGTTGTAGTACCAATTCATCGGTATGCGCGATGCACAAAATACGCAGTGCCGCGTCACGCGCCAGCAACGCATCGAAGACGCCGAATACGGTTTCGGTTTTGCCGCTCCCCGTCGCCATTGCCAGTAGCGCAGCCTGCCGCGTCGCGCCGGCGGCGTGCAGAAGCGACGCGCGCGGGTGCGGTTCCTGCTCCATCAGGGCGAGCGCACTATCGCGGGCGTCTATTTGGTAAGGGCGGAGGGTGATGGTCATTCGTTGACGACTTCCTTTTTTACTTCATCGAAGTAGAACAACCAACCAACGCCAACGCCGATATCGGACGCTAGGGGCGTATCGTCATTTTCGAAAAGGCACGGCGCATCGGCACTTACCGATAAATATACGCCGTATTTTAGGCAGAGCATTTGCACCTCGCGCAAGAATTTTTCAGTTTTTGTCTCGTTCATCTCAAATTTAATGACGTATGATCGCCCGACTTCATCCCATGAATACGCATTGGGTTTTGGTGGGGTGGTTTCCCACCGCCGCCGGAATGCGAGCGGCGCTTCTTCAACCTCAGTCGCGCTTTCGCAGGCGAGGCAAACGTCAAAGACGCGCGGTTTGCCACCGGGCGGCGTTAACGCGAGTCGCGTCGCCGCCCGCGCGCACTGTGGGCACCGGTGCGGTTCGGCTAACGATTCCCATGACCACTTAAAACCGCCGTCCAAAAGTTCACGGCAAAGTTCGTCGAATTCATTTAGGTTCATAGATGATCTCCAAAAGCTCCAACCGTTCACACCGAAATTTTCCGTCGGTACTATACGGTACAACCACCCCAGCGAGGTCCAACCAGCGAATGCGGCATTTCCAGACGGGAGAATGTGGGTATTCGCGTTCGCACCACTCGCGGGTTGCGACATTAACGCCGCACCCACAGTCATTGGTGCGGTTGGCGTTTGCGACTTCCGTCAAGAAGTTGCCGGTCCGCCAGTTCCATGATTCGGGCGCGGCGGTGTCTTTGAGAACCCGCCGCTTAACTTCGTAACTGTCGTAATACATGATAATTCCTCTAATCGTCAACCGCGCGGGCCTTGTGCCCGCGCGTGGGTGCGGAGCGATTGCTAGATCAATGCCCTTAGGGCTTCTTGATACTTCTTTTCCATCATTTTTGCCTGTCCGAACAAACCGCGCGATACAAGTTCGCGTTGTTCTTTTTGTAATGACTCGCAGGTCTCTTCCCAATCATCATAGAACACGATCTGATTAGGATAGAACTCTTTAATGGACGGCGATAGATCAATATCGGAAAAGGTTTTATCTGCAAACTGCGGAGAAATCGCAACGAGGGCAGTATTGCCATTATCAAAGTATCCTACAAATGTACCGACCCAGTTTCGATAAGAACCGTCTATGATCTTTACTTTATCATTTCTTTTGAGTACCATGATGTTGCTCCCTAGTTGCTTAACTATCTATATCATATCACGCCCCATCCCCCGCGCCCTAGTGTCATTCGTCCATGACATTCAGTCGAATGTCACATGATTCGGTGGTCTGCCGCGCTGGCCAGGAAATACCGCCGGTGCAACCCGCCCGCCCCAGATTTCGGTGATTTTTTCGAGCCATCCCCCGCGTTGCGCCCGGCGCTTTACGCGCTCTTCGCTTTCGGCGTTGTAGCCCAATGCCTCGCCGATTTCGGCGTACCCGAACGGCAAATTATCCCGGTAGTGCGCCACTAGGAACGGCACGAGGCGGACGTAATCCTGCCAACTAATCCAATCATATTCGGACTTACCCCCCAGCGCGGCGCGGGGGTCGGTGTAAAGTGCGTCGATTTCGACGGTAGGGATGGCGGAGAGGAGCCAGATATCGCAATCATTGGTGAGTGGACGCGCGCGGTAAATCGCCTGCGCCATTTCGACGGTGCGAAACTGTTCGTGCAGCGTCTCCATGACCTCGTTGTCGAAATAGCCCGACACCGGTCGGTGCGGGATGCGGTCGCTGTTAAGCAGTGGGTAGGCGCGTCTCGTTACGGTATGCGCACTATCCGCCAACGGCGCGATATTCTCCGCGAGCGCGACGGCCTGGCGGCGGATGCTCTCGCCCGGCGGCGACGGCGCGCCCACCACGAATAAAGCATCGACGTTTTGGAAACGGTTCTCCCCGCGTAATGCGCCGAAGTGCAGGGTTTCGAAGTCGGCGTCTTTGAATATCGCCTCCACCGCTTTATGGCAGACGATGCCGACCTTACGGTAGTCGTGGTAAGCCACGAATGCGCGCACCGTCGCCAGCATGTCGGCGGCGCTTTCCTTCATGCGTTCGGTGCCGTTGGTGCGATTGATGATTTGAAACACGCGCCCGCGCCGCGCGATGGCGGGGCGGAAGATATCGACTTCGACGCCGGGAAACATCTGCTGGTAAAGCGGCGGGTGCGCGGTGGCGTCCAAAACGATAACGTTGTCGGGCATTTTGGCGGCGACGCGCGCCCGGTCAATCAGGTGTAAGCCGTTGCTATCAATCCAGCAGCGCGACTCCCAGCGCGGCCAATCATTCGTATACGCGCGGTATTCCTGGTCGATGAGGCGCAGGAAATCGTAGAGGTACCAGTACGGCGCGGCGTGTACATCGGCGGCAGAGGTTACGCGCGGCGCATCCGGCAGCACGTCGTAGTCCAGGTCGGCGAGCGCATAAACGTTCGTCAATTCGGTTTCGATCTGTTCTAGAAACTTGCGGGCCTTGAGGGTTTCGCCGCGCGCTGCCAACGCCTGGAGTTTGCGCGCGAGATCAACCGTCACCGGCGAGGTATCACCGACCGCCAACCCCCGCGGCGGAATGATCCGCTCGGAGATAAAAACGTTCAGGGGATTTTCGTCAATGATTACGGCGTCAAATGTGCCAGCGTTCAGTCCAGTAATGAGGTGTTGGTGCCTTGCAAAGACGATGGGTTTTTGTTTGGCGAGCCGGGACTGGACGCGAAACGGGCATTGATGTTGCCACGTGGGGCAAAGCTGGTAACACAATTGCCCGGCGGGGTAGCCTTTCGTCAACCACGGTAACATGGCGCCCTCGAATAAACGGCAGGCAGTTTCACCATCGTCGTTCACCGGGGTAGACATCGCCAGCCAGTAATGCCAGCGCGCGGCCCGAAAACCCGGAATCGTGGCGGCGATGTTATCGAAGCCGTCGTGACGCGGGGAGAGCCACAGGATACGCGCGCCGCTATCCTGTGCAGCATGGACCGCCGCGTAGGTTTTGCCCGCGCCAGGCGGCACGATAATGAGGTGGAGTTTGTTGTCGTGACTCGTAATCAGGTGTTCGATGCGGCGCGGGAAGTACGCGCGGAGGCGTTCGACGGGGATGGCGTTCTCTGAAAACTGCGGCGCGGGGATGCTCAATTCCTCTAACTCTTCAAGGCTTGACCACTGCACCGACCAATCCTGGAGCGGCGGCGGGGCCTCGCGTAAATCCGGCGCGGTCCAATCCGCCGCGTCGTTCTGGCGGCGCTCCGCTAGGAACCGCGCGATGGCGGCCTGCGCGCTTTGTTCGGAGTCGAAGAAGAGGTCGAGAAGGGTAGACACAATGATTTAAGCTTCAAGTGCGGCTTTCAATTCTTGGATTTTTTCATTTGGCAACTTCCATAAATCACGAAGATTGATATGCGGGACTATTTTTTTAGCCGGTAGCTTTTTATTCAGGCGCGCGCGCTCCGCTATTAAATCGGCAATTTGACCTTCAAGATCATCAATTTCTCTTTCATGAAATTCAATCTCGTCCCTCAAATCATCGATTTCATCATCAATGCCAGCGACCTCAAGTTTGATTTCTTCTATATCCAATTCGCCATTGTCTAGTACTTGCCAGCAGGCCCAACACTGCGGGGCATACAAATTGCCATATTGATCTAAGCGGTTATTGATATCGGTTCCGCATGTCGCGCATTTCATGGTATTCTCCTCTCGTGACTTGACATATTCTTACCGTGTGTTATACTTGATTCGATGCAACTAACCTTGTATCCGCCGCCCGCCGCGCCCACCAGCGCGGCTTTTTTTGTGTGTCTTGTCATTGTAACACGGGCGGCTGATAGTGTGGAAATGACATTATGGCATCATCCACCGCGCCCGGCAATCATCGCACCGGCCCTGTTCGCGTTTGCCACTGCGGTAAAATGCGATACGTTCCGAGCCGCAGCGTGGGCATACCTCGCCACGCTGCCGGGCATACATCCGGCGCTCACACGCTTTGCATAGGTTCTGGCGCGGGCGCGCATCGGACATCACGAGATCATCCGACGGCGCGCGGTTGCACAAGCCCGAACGCGGGTTATCACTCGCGTAGATATGCCAGGTGGAGCCGGCAGCGCGGCGGGCGTAGAACATTTATTTCACCCGAATCGACGCCGAACGCTTACTCTCTTCGCGAAAGCCTATTAGCCATGGGTGTTGGTCAAGCATTTTTTCAAGCGATTTATTAAATCGAACGCTCTTTGCCGCCTCGATGTAGGTCACTTCGCCGGCGTCGAGTGAGAGTTTTTTGTCGCCGGTTTGGAGGAAATAATCCTCCACAAGGCCCTGAAGCCGCGCGCGTTTGGCACTTAGTTCCAGTTCGACTTTCAGGGCGTTGACTGCATCGTCGGCGCGTTTGTAGTCTTCGAGCGCCTGGTTGATGAGGGCTAAACGGTCATTCATTTCGATTTCTCCTCTCTATATTCCTAATTGGTCTTCTATCCATTTTTGTGTTTCTGGGTGCAATACGCGGCCGTCCGTCGTCTTCTGATACCATCCCTTCGTGTCGGGGTTGCCATAAGCGCGCCCTGCCCCGCGCCAGTCTGCCAGCATTTCGCGGCGGTAGCGGTCGGGCATCGGTAGCGCACCGTTGTTGAGAAGGGCCACGGTGCGCCCGGCAAGAAAGTCGCCCATCTCGGTTGCCGGAAATGGTATCACCCCTAATCCATGCACCGCGATACCGGGAGCATAGTTGTCTATTGTGGTATATTTGAAATTGCCTTCCGGTCGGTCATTCATTAAAAACCACCACTGCCAATGATGTTTGTTGCGGCGCTGGTGCTTGAGCCACGCGAGATTAAAGGCGCGCTCGACATCTTCTTTTGTAAGCAGAAAAACGTTGTTGTTTCGCGCTATATAATATTCCTTGCTTTCGCGCACCGGATATTCGCCATAGAAGTACCGCGCATAGGGAATAAACTCATCCGGTAGAAACTTTGATAGATCGTGTAGTAGGCCTAATAGCGGCACACCTAATTTGCACGCTTCGATGAAGACGAACCACTTGTGCCGCAGCACCGATTTCAGATATTTGAGATAGATCATTTTCCATTCCCTTCTGGCGCAATCCACCGCGCCCCTACAACTTTAATCCCGCACATTTGATTGCCCTTGCCGACAATCACTTCAATGCGGCCCTTTAATTCCAGTGTTTCGATCCCGTATCGTACTACTGAAACACTCGTGTAGTCCGTGAGATCAATCAACTGGCGCAGCGACGGCGCGCAGCCGTCGTTTTCGGTTTTGTAGTCTACGATAGCCCGGTATAAACGCTCCAGGCGCGCGGCGTAACGGTCGGTCATTGTTTCCTCCGACTCTCCGGGCTTTCACGCCGCGCGATTCTAAAGAGCGCATGATTGCGTTGTGTCTCGCTTTTGCACCATTCATCTGAAAACCGATTAATTCTTTGGTCGCTACGTGCCAGACTATGCGCGCGCCAGAGACGGTATAGTGCAGTCGGTAATTCAATTTTCTTCATTGGCTTTCTCCCGTTCGTCTAATATCTTTTCAACCCCCCGAATTCCGCGATAAATTTCGTCCATCGCGGCTATTGTAGCGGCGTCTTGAACGCCGCATTCTCGCAGCACTTCCGAGAGGTGGAGCGCATTAATGCGCAGGGTAACGAAGGCTTCGTAGACTTTCATCCCAATACCTCCTTCACCCGCGCCACCGCCGCGCCGAAGTCGGCGACGGGCGTGCCGTCTACGCAGTAGTGACCGTCAATGAGATTGACGATACGAGTAGTGTACCCCGACCACGGCGCGCGGGATTGAAGTTTGCGCAGTTCTGCAATAGCATTCCAGCATTTAGCGCGCAGTTCGGTAATGGATTTGAGGTTCATTTTTTCTCTCCCATCATTTTTATGGCGTCGCGTAACCCATCGGGGCCGGTAAATTTGATAGTATCCCCAACGACCGTTTTGCCGTTGGGGTTGACCTGAACCAGATAGGTGCGCGTGGCGGTGCGCACCGTGCCGCGCCCGGTTTCGTCGAGGGTCATGGACTGGACATTAGCGGCGTCTATCTCTTCTCCGGCGCGAATGAATTCGGCAAGAAATTTAAAGACGTTCATTTTCCTGATCTCCCTTTCTAAACTTCTTTTATTCCACGCGCCCGCAGGCGCGCGAGTGGCAGTCGCCGGACTCGAACCGGCTGCACGGCGTTGTTCACCGCCGCTCCACCAACGGATTTTAGGACTTGCGTCCAGACTGCCTATTTTTTGACCCATTGCCCGGTGCCGGTGCGTTTGAGTTTGCCGGCCTTTGCCAGCGCTTTGCACGCCTTGAGTTCGCGTTGATTGCGCGGTGCGATAATGCCGCCAAAGCGCGCAAAACTCAGAATGCGGCGTTTAAGTTTGTTCATGACCTTAACCCCTTGAAAAGTTTAAGTTGTGCCGCCTTTAAACAATGCGGCGAAAACCATATCGTTTCGCGCGCCGCGTTCGCGCGCCCGCGCCCGTTGCCTTGTGAGCCGTAGCCGCCGTTAGCCTTCCATGCGAAGCGCTCCCAGGTGTCCGGTATTTCATCGTTGTGTTCGGTGTCATATCCACAAAGCGCAATGCGCATCAACGGGTCGTCGCCGTGTTCAACTGCCCACCGGCGCACCGCAACGGCGACGCTATCGCTATCGACACCGTAGAGACCGGTGACGCGCTCGTCTGTGGAATAGGGCGGGTCAAGAAAGACGGCGGTAAGACCGTGGCGCGTCGTGACGCTGGGACCGGTGACGCGCGTCCAGTCTCCGCAGGTGATGCGCACGCGCGCCAGGCGCTTGGAAAGCAATTGAAGGTAATCAGGTAGACGCCGCGCGAGCATTAATTTACCCTCATCACCCAGGCGCGGCAGTTGCCGCCGGTTTACGCCCATTCCGGCGTCCCCTAAGTGTGGTAGTTGGCGGTGTTCAACTTGACACCAACCCCTACCTATCCAGGCACTGATCCCCCACACCCACCAGCCCGCCGCTTTCGCATCGTACCATTCCGGGTCTCCGAGCATCCGCTCCACGTCGGCGCGAGCGTTGCGTAGCCACGTATGCCGCGCCGTCAGGTCGATCTCGGATACCGGCCAATCGGCGTGCTTAGCGACTTCCTCCGGCGCGGCTTGTAATGAGCGCCAGAAGTTCACAAGCAGGCCGTCAGTATCGTTCACGGTTTCGGTGTGTGGCTCGTGTGGGCGCGACAATAGCACCGCCCCGCTGCCAAAAAATGGCTCGACGTAATTTTTTACATCGCCGAAGCGTTGCCATACGTCAGTTGCAACACGCGATTTGCCGCCGAAATATGGAAAGGGGGCTTTCATGACCCTAACTCCTCAAATAAAGTTCCTTCCCAGTCGGGTGTTTTTTCGGTTGCCAGACCGTCACCCGCGCGCCACGCCTGCCAGACCTCTAGGTCGGTGCGTGTCTTTGCCAGATCAAGATACTCGCCGCTGATTTCGACCGCAACCCCGCGCCGGACTAATGCGTTGGCAACCATTGCGGTAACGCCGGTGCCGCCGAAAATGTCCAAGACGGTGGCGGGGATGGCGGGGGCGTCGGCGTGTTCGCAGGTGGGGCGAAAGCCGAGGGTAGATACCTGTGTATTCCCGCGCGGAACAGATTCCCATCCATTGTAAAACTCTTGTCCGGTTGTGTTTTTTCTAAAGGTTCCAGATTGATTAAACTCTCTTTCCGTCACTCGCTCCCATTGCGCGCCGCACACGCTACATACTCCGCGCTCGCTCGTGCTGGCCTTGATGAATGGCTCCACCAGCGCCGGCGGGAAGGTGGCGTAGTGCGCGCCGGGGTAGGGCTTGGGGTTGACTTGCAGCGCCGCCGGTAGATCGTGGCTGTCGAGCGGCAGGTCGCTATCTCGCAGCGCTTCCAATTGCGCGATTTCATGTCGGCGCTGAAAGATAGCAAAGTCTATTGACTCGTTCCAGGCGTCGGTAGTGCGGCGGTTGCGGCCGGCGGGGTTTATGAAATCACCCATTTTTTCAGAGCTTCCGACACCCGCATAGTATCTTTGTTTTTGTGCCGGGGTTGCATTATCATCTTGTTTAAGATGAAGTCCATATTCATAACGCGCGAGGCTTTCTTTTTTATGCCCCACCCGCACCGCGTCCGCATCGTAGAAGTAGCGCGCGCTTTTAGTCAGCATGATGATATATTCGTGCGCGGTAGAAGGGCGGTCGCCCACGCTTTCAGGCATCGGGTTCGCCTTGAGCCAGGCGAAAAACGAGCGTACCCACCAGCCGTCGGTTTGCAGCGCGAGCGCGAGGCGCTGCGGGATGAGCATCAAGTTTTTTGCAGGGAGATTGGACGCAGCATTGCCGCGCGTATTCACGTCACTCGCCGCATTCCGCCTGGATTGAAGTGATTTTTTACCCTGATTACTAGGGGCATTCGGGTTGTATCCATTAAAGCCAGAATACCCATCCCCCATATTTACCCAGGCCACGCCGTCGGCGCGGAGCACGCGCTTAACCTCGCGGAAGATTTCAACCATGTGTTTAAGGTAAAGCTCCGGCGTCGGTTCCAGACCGAGTTGTCCGGTCCAGTCGCCGTAGTCTACATCCTGCGCTGCATACCGGCGAAGCGCGTAGTAAGGCGGCGAGGTAATGCAGGCGTGTACGCTGTTGTCAGGTAGCGGCAGCGCGCCGGCGTTGGCCTGGATAAGGTGAATATCCATTAGTATTTATTCCCCATTTCCGGGTGACTAACACGAATACCCCCGCGCCAGTGAGCAACGGCGTTTTGTTCACGCTGGTTGAAATAATCGTCTAGAATCGCACGCAGCGCCGCCGAAAAATTGCACGGCGCAACGGAACTTTCATCGGCCTTGCACTGCACTTTTTTAATCAGGTCTTCGGTCAGGTAAATTTGTTTTGGTATCATATCTCACCTCCGCATTCACTATACCACGCATGACAACATATGTCAAGCATTTGGTTGACATATATGCAACATGGGTGTATAATGACAGCACGATTAGATAAGGAGAAAAGATAATGAAGTTCCAAAAAGTCAGGGTCAAGGGTTCGGATATGATTCGATTGGGTATCAACGGCGACGGTAGTGGCTACCTGCTGAATATCATCAGCAGCGAAAAACACCGCGTCCGCAACAGCGGAATGCACCAGGTCATTGATACCGGCGACCTCATGGCATGGCCGGTTGCGCCAGTCTGGATGCGTCCGGTTATGCGAACCGGGTATTTTAGCGTCGTGTTGAGCGGCGCGGAACTGGCGCGGCGATATGATGCTTGGTGCGCGGCTCAGGATGAAGATGCGGACGCAGCGGCGGCGCAGGTGGCCGACCTACGTGCCGCATTAGTTTAATTTATATCTATAAGGAGATCAGGCATGAGCGACAATTCAATCGTTCCGTTTCAGGAAGTGCAGGCCCTTTCACGGGCATTCTATCAATCGGGCTACTTCAAAGACGCCACGAGTGAGGCGCAGGCCATTGTCAAGGTTATGTTCGGCCAGGAACTTGGCTTCGGGCCGGCGGCGGCAATGTCCGGGATTTATATCATCCAGGGTAAACCGTCCTTGAGCGCTAACCTCATGGCCGCCGCCGTCAAACGCAGCGGGAAGTATGACTATCGCGTGACCGTGATGGAAGATAAAGAAGTTTCAATCGAATTCTTCCAGCGTGTCGGTGATGAAATGGAAAGCATCGGAATAAGTCGATTCACTGAAGCCGACGCCAAGCGCGCGGGCACAAAAAACACCGACAAATTCCCCCGCAACATGCTTTTCGCCCGCGCGATGTCCAACGGCGTAAAATGGTTTTGCCCAGATATTTTCACGGGCGCGGCGGTTTATGAGCCGGGGGAACTGGGGGCAAGCGTCAACTACGAGACGGGCGAGATCATTGATATGCCGACAATCACGACGACGCCGCGCGACGACAACGAGAAACAAAATAACCCCAACCTGCTGCAATGGTGGGGTGACGAAAAACCCGAAAAGCCAGAACTTGACGGTATCGTTCGCCCGTGGTCGAGCAGCACGACGCGCGCGGCGCTGCGCTTCAAAGCATATGCGCAGTTCACCCAGCACGGCGATAAGATGGCAAGCGATGGCAAACGAGGGGCAACAATTGCCTCGCTTAATACGCTCATGGACGGCGACGAAGGGCGCAAGGCATTACTTCAAGCCGTATTTGACACGGATACGAGCAAGACCCTCACCGACCAGCAATGCAATGCGCTGCTCGGCTGGGCGGATAGCAGAGAAGCCAAACAGGAGGCTATGAACCTTACCCCCGATCTCTGGTGGGGTGATGATGAAGCCCCGCCTGAAGATGAGGACATCCCCATTTAACTTCCCCGCAATTCCCCTTGAGCGCTGCCCATATCGGGCAGCGCTTTTTGTTTGTATATCCATTAATGCGCCATTTACTACATGCGCACAACTTTCTCACACTCGGCATATTTTCAATTCATTCAACCTTACGCAAACCTTAAGCATAAAAAGGTCCAAGTTTCAGTAAAGCGCGCGGTCATAATTTGGTTGTGTGTTCGCATGACTTAAAAACCGAAAATTAATAGGTGCAGTAAGTTAATTAAGCGCGAGATTAATACCGGTATTTTGCGCAATACCGGTATATGTGGCGTGTATGACGTATAGGACCGCCATATATAGCCAATTAATTACCATCGCCCCCGATTCAAGAGAATCCTACTACTGAAAAAGGTAATTAATTAGCCATAGGTGGCGGTCCTATATGAACGCGCCCCCATATCTGGGTATTTGTTGTGTTGGTGTTATTCACGTGCTTAAAATTGACAGGCTCGAAAAGTATGGTATAGTGGTAGTGGAAGATTGTATCATATCGGCGATTTTTTGCGCTTTTGGATTATGGATAAAGCGTGTCCACAATTAGAAAATCGGAGGTTGACAATCGCGCTGGTTCCGGTTTATAATGGAATTGCATTAGGAACAGCGGTTCATTTCTTTCTTTTCTCCTCGTGGCAGGGGCGGTCAACTGGCCGCCCCTTTGACTTTTGCCCCAACCCTGACGTATAATGACGGTATGAGTGAAGCGGAGTGGTCGGTTTTACGTGACTGTTTGATTATGTTATTCATTCTGGCCTGCGGTGTATGCATCGTGGGCGGAGTAGTATTGTGGTTGGTGCAATGAAAGCCAAATTCTTTGACTGGTTCATCTTCGCCGTTTTCATGGGCTTTTGTCTCATGGCGGCGGTGTTGCAGATGAGGAGTGTATGAACGACAAGTTGGGACGCCCGACCGCACTAACGCCAGAGGTACACGCGCGTATCGTCGAAGCTGTCGAAACCGGCGCGACCTATGAATTAGCGGCGTCCTACGGCGGCGTATCGTATGTTACATTGAATAACTGGCGCAACCGTGGGCAGGCCGAACTTGACCGCGTGGCTAATAATCCGCGTGCATCAATTCGAAAAAACGAACAGCCGTTTGTTGACTTTTTTAATGCAATAAAAAATGCTGAGGGTAAGGCCGCCATGAAATGGCTACAAATGATTGACGACGCCATGCCGGAAAACTGGCAGGCGGCGGCCTGGAAATTGGAGCGGCGTTATCCCGACGATTACGGACGGCGCACCGAGTTAACCGGTAAAGGCGGCGGTCCCGTCGAGGTAGATGTTAGTGATGCACGCGATGCAATACAACGCCGGCTGGCTGGCCTCGCAGCCGCCGAAGATTCAGAATAGTTTCGTTCAGTCGCTCAGCGCACGCGAAACCGCCACGCTACTTTATGATTGGTCGTTTTGGGCGCGCGAGAAACAATTGCCGCCGCCCGGCGATTGGCGCTTCTGGCTTCTCCTGGCCGGGCGCGGGTTTGGTAAAACCCGCGCGATTACGGAGTTTGCGCGCCTAATGGCGGAGGCGCAACCCGGTTCGCGTGGTGCGCTCGTGGCGTCAACCGCGAGTGATGTACGTGACGTATTAATCGAAGGGGAAAGCGGTATCTTGAATATTTCGCCGCCGTGGTTTATGCCGAAATATGAGCCATCGAAGCGCCGCCTGACGTGGACGAACGGTAGTATTGCCACGACCTACAGCGCAGACGAACCGGACCGTCTGCGCGGTCCGCAGCACCATTGGGGCGCGGTCGATGAACTGGCGGCATGGCGCAGGCCGGAGGCCTGGGATATGTTTCTTATGGGTCTGCGCCTGGGACACGACCCCCGCGCCGCCATCGCTACCACGCCGCGCCCGACGCCTGCCATTAAAAAACTCCTCGATGATCCTACCGTCGCAGTAACGCGCGGCACCACCTACGAAAATCGCGCTAACCTCGCGCCGGTATTTTTTGAAACCATTATTCGCCGTTACGAAGGGACGCGCCTGGGGCGACAAGAGCTTTTAGCCGAAATTTTAACCGATGTACCGGGCGCATTATGGAAGCGCGATGACATCGACAAAGCGCGCGTCAACGCTGTGCCCGACCTGGCGCGCGTTGTGGTGGGCGTCGATCCGGCGGTTACAGCGAACGAAGATAGCGACGAAACCGGCATCATCGTAGCAGGCATCGACGGTGCACGGCAAGGGTACATGCAAGATGACGTATCCCTGCGCGCTTCCCCGCAACAATGGGCAGCAACGGCGGTGCGCGCCTATTATAAATACGCCGCCGACGCCCTCGTATGCGAGGTGAACAACGGCGGGGATATGGTAGAATATACCATAAAGACGGTAGACCCGAACGTGCGGGTTATTCAGGTGCGCGCCTCGCGCGGCAAATATACACGCGCCGAACCTATCGCGGCTTTGTATGAGCAAGGGCGCGTGCATCACGTCGGGGAATTCGCCACGCTCGAAGACCAGATGTGTACTTGGGTGCCGGGGGAAAAATCCCCCGACCGGATGGACGCCCTCGTATGGGCTTTTACGGAACTGGCATTAGAACCGCCCGCGTTGTGCGTGGCGTAGGAGTAGGAGTATGGCAACCGAACTTACGAAATCGGCGCAGGTGGGGCATACCGTACAATACCAATACGGCATTGCGACCGGCGCGGCGGCGATTGATCATATTTTCACGGTGGCGGGGTATCCGCTCATCATTGACCGTTTGACCCTGGCCTTCAGCGCCGCACCCACCACGAGCGAAAACCTCATCATCAAGATTGATAGTATAAGTGGTGCAGCATACGATGTTGAATTGTACAATCGGGACGCGGCGAGTATCAGCCTAACCGACCTCGTTTTGACTTCAGATGACTTTGGTGCAATGCCGCTCGCCATCGGGGATATCCTGACGGTGACATTTACGAATACCGATACACGCACCTGGGCCTTGACCGTCGCGCTCCGGGAGGCCTGAACGATGCCCATCGAAAATGGTCAACCCGGTTGTTTTGATGGCATCCTTCAGGCGTCTCGGAATCAGCGCATTATTTCACGCTGGATAAACGATAAAGTTGTGGGATCAGCCGACCCGACCGTTCTTATCGACGGTCCATCTGGCGACCAACCGGGTATCTATTACAATATCCCTGAGAATATGCAGTTGATTGTAACCGATGTTGCGGTTTGGGTTACGACCCTGAGCGATAATGCAAAATTCGAATTCGGGATATGCACCGCGATTAATGGCGGCGGGACATTCGTACCGCAGTCCGTTGCTATTCCGGTCGCTACTGAGAACAAAGCGGAAAGTTCAAGCTTTGCGCTTTCCGCTCCCGGCCAAGCCATCCGCTATAGTGACGACGTGCGGAGCGTAACCTGGCGTGTGACCCCCAACGATACCGACACTACCGTAACCATTGAATGGCGCGGATTTATAGAGAGAGAATAAAATGCCTATCGAAAATGGACGCAAGGCTACCAACGTAAGTAATGTCTTGTCAGTTTACCTGGATCGTAACCAGCGCCAACTTGATATGCAATGGCTGGGTAAATTCGTTGCGTTGGTGACGGAAGGCGCGGTATCCAGCGGTTCCCCGCAGGCCGTGACCGCCGGCATTGGTAAATTATTCATCGTGGTAAATGCCGGGTCGGACGTAGATGGCACCCTGACTGTGACCGGAACGAAGGTAGATCGTAATACCGGCGCGGAGACCGGGAGTTTCACCGAAGATATTGTCATTGACACCCTGACGACCGACGATAGCGACACGGACGCGGAGGGGAATATCCGGTATGCGTTCACGGATGCCTACATAACGGCGAACTGGTATAGCGGTTCCGCGCAATTGTCGAGCGATGACTTGACCCTGACGGACATTGACGTTTACGGTGTGGCATTCGAACAATTCAATGACGTGAATGACACGACGCTTACCACGCTCGACCTGACGGCGACGCCGACGAATACCGCCGCATGGTTGTACCTGTACCTGTACAAACTCGCGCCCGACGCATCCACCAAAAAATGCGCCGTAACACGCGAAATCAGCCTTTCGGTGGCGGTAGGCGTCTCTGAGGCAAATGTTCCTTATCGTCTGCGGCGCGGCAAACAGGCAGTGCATATTAATGGTGTGCGCGAGGGTGTGGTTTTGAATTGTTTCTTCGGTCCCGACGCGCAGATATATTGGAATGACATTGATCTAAAACTCTGGTTCAATCAATAGGTGGCTTATGTGGCCGTTTAATCGCCGCAAAAAAGACGAAACTATCACGCTCCCGGCGCAGTTATACCACATGTCCCCCGGCGGCGCGGTATCACGCATCGACCCGAATAGCCGGTTTGGGCAGTGGCAGCGCACCGCGCACGCCATGCGCGCCTCATTCACACAAAATCTAGTGCAGTCCCTCATGGCGGACTATACCGATGTCAGCGATGATTTGCTGAGCCGCGCCTATATCCAATCCGTCACCGCATCGGCGTGCATTGAATTGAATGCGCAGGCGGCGGCGAGCGTGCCTCTGATGGTGCAGGATGTCGCCGACGAGGTTTTGGACCAACACCCGTTGAATGATTTCGTAGACCGCGCCGCTGTGCTCTTGTGGCATATCAGCGTCAGCCAGGACATCTGGGGGCGTGCGTACCTGCGCAAACGCCGCGATGACTACGACGGCCTGGGGCGGCTGCAATGGTTGTGGACGCCGGATGTAGAGCCGCTAACGCGGTGGGATAAAAACGGTGTTGAACACATCGTGGCGTACCGGTACGCCAACGAACCCATCCCGGCGCACCAGGTCATTGATCTACCACTATTTGACCCTAGCGACCGTTTGGGCGCGGTATCCCCGCTCGAAAAGGTCATCACGCAGGTGAGCATCAGCCGCAATATGGCGGTATTCACGGCGAACTTCTTTTTCAACGGCGCGACCATGAGCGGGATTCTGAAACTACCGGGTATCAACAACGAGGCGGATTTACGGCTCCAGCAGCAGCAATTCGCTGCCCTGCACGCCGGCGCGCGAAAAGCCTGGAAACCCTTCGCGACGAATATTCGCGATGCAGAATGGGTGCCCACCTCCGCGCCGCCGGAAGAGCTTGCAATGGCGGAGTTGCATGGCATCACGCAAACCGACATTGCGAGAGCATTTAAGGTCAACCCGGTGTTGGTCGGATTGACGGACGCCGGGGACCCGCTCAGTAGCCAGAATACGTATGATGCAATCCTGGCGGATCATTTGCGTAGTACCATCATTCCGCGCCTGCGCATGAACTTGACAGAGATTAATGAACAATGGGCGTGGCGCGACTTTGAACCGGCGCGGTACTACAGTCTCGCGCCGAACCTTGCCGAAATGGATTTACTCAGTCAGATTACGCGCGAGGACGTGGACACCACTACGGCGTTGTGGACGACGGGGCAGATTACGCTCGACGAAAGTCGGGAGCGCACCGGCAACGCGCCGCTTAATGGCAGCAACGGCCAAGTCGTGTTGGTAAACGGATTATTGTATCCGGTTAATCGTTTGGCCGAAGTTGCTAATCAGAACGCCGACAATGTTGGTGCGCAGCCGCAATTGTCACCATTTATGTCTGTTGAACCTATTCAAATCGAAACCCCGCAGCCTCCGCAACTCTCCGCCCGCGCCGCTTCCCCTGCCCTACACGAACTTGATAATTGGCGGCGCAAAGTAGACGCTTCGACGCCGGATTGCGACTTTTACCTCGACGCGCTGGAGGGGCACTCGGCGGCGGCATGGTTGCGCGGCGCATTGGATATGCGCGAGGATGTGACTACTGCGTTCTGGATTGCGCGGCAGTGGATACGCAGCGGCGAACCGCCGCCGGGCATTTGGGATTTTTGAAACTGCCGCCGGTTACGCGCCAAACCGACGGCGAAAATGAAGGCGCTGCGCCAGAAGAGGCCGCCCAATATTGGGCGCGCTTCGATGAATTGCAAGCCGATCTAGGCACCGAATGGCTGGCCTGGATGGGGCGATTATGGGAACAGGCGCGCACACAATTATTGGATCGGCCGGGGATTTTTAGCGCCGACCTATTCGCCGCCGACGAACGATTAATTGCCGAATGGACCGGCACGGCAGATGCCCCCGGACCATTGACGGCGCTGGTATTGGCGGGCATGGCGGCGGGCATCGAAGCGGTGGAGGACAACAAAGCCGCCGACTATCGCGCCGTGGTCGAACAAGTCATCGACTTTGACCTACTCAGCCAAGAGGCGCTGGATTTCGTCAACAGCTACCTCTTTGATCTCATCAAAGACATTAACGCCACGACGGTGCAAAAGTTACAGCAGATTATCGCAGCGTGGCTCGAAAGCGGCGAACCAGTGAGCGTTCTGGAAACCCAATTAGAGGGGGTTTTTAACGACAAGAACCGCGCTAAACTTATCGCACGTACCGAAAGCGCGCGGGCCTACAACGAAGGTACCTACAACCGGTACGAAGCGGCGGGTGTTACGGAGGCAACCTGGCAGACGGTACGCGATGCGATGGTTTGCCCGATTTGCCGCCGTTTACATAATCAAGTTGCCTCGTTTCGTGCAGGCTGGGTGCATCCGGGCGGGTCGGGCGATGAAGCCAAATTCGCCGGGAAAACGTATAGGCCGCCGGCGCACCCGCAATGCCGGTGTTTCACGCGGCCTTACGTGAGGAACCTATGACCAGAGAAGTATATAAATCACTTTTAATTACAGCGCATTATTCACCAGAAGATTCCGCTGTTCTTTCATATTGTACATATGATTGGCGCGGTAGTCAGTTTGTTGAAATGACAGACGAACTTGTCTATGACTTGATCGATCCTAGTACACTAAGCATAGGAGACTTTGTGCAAATAGGACCTTATCGACTCCGTTTCGTTGGACGTAATGAAGAAAGAAGGTCTTGCCTTTTTGAACGTAGCAATTCTTTTCTTGATAGAATATGCGTCCTTGCCTATAAGATTTTTATTCGATTGTTTGAGCGCGGTGATATCAAGGTATCTAGATTATAATTAGAGGAGTCCGATGTTAACCACCGATAGTATTCTCGATATGATGCCCGCCATGAGGGAGCGCCTAGCACAGGATGGAAAGAAGACTTTAGCGCGCCTTATCCTGTGCGATATATACGGCTATAGCTGGCAAGAAGCCGACGAAATGGTCGAGGCGGGCGTAGAAATAGGGTATGTGCCAGATGAGGAAGATAACAGTGCCCCTCGCCTTTGGCGACGCCACCGACCCGGATAAACTCGCGCGCGTGCTTCTCTACGCGGCGCGCCGCGCGGCTGCGGTGGCGGAGCAATCCGTAAGCGAATACCCACCGCCGCGCAACACGACGATGAAAGCGGTGCGCGGCAAAACATTTTTGAGCCTGAAGCAGCAAGGGTATTTCTTTTGGGCACTAAAAAAGGGCATTATCAAATTGCCGTATCGACGCACCGGTGGCTTAGGGCAATCCATCACGACCGACGTGTACGCCCGTGCTGACGCGGTGGGGTTTCATATCGGCACGAATAAAACTGATGCGCAGTATGTTATCGGCGAAAAAGACGACCAGGCCGCGTATCATCAAGACTGGTGGACGCCATTACCGGAGAATGTTCGGCAGCATGCCGACGCCATTAAAGCGGAGTTTATCGACGCCGTGAAAGAAGGATTGAAGTGAAACGTATCTTTGCGATCCTATTCTCTTTTGGTCTGGCGCTCGCCTTTTTAGACGGTACACTCGCGCTTATCGACCCGCTGGGTATCGTGCGGTTTCGCGGCGACCTGCGGCAATTCTATGCCGAAGCATCGCACCTGAGCGACGTTACCGACTATGTTTTAACGCCGGGCATTCATGACTTTGGTGATTGGGTGATGGCGGTGGATACGGACGGGCGGCGCATTGTGCCGGATACGGCGCAGGATTGCGTGCAGACCCTGGCATTCGTCGGTGACTCGGTGACGATGGGCTTCGGCGTCGATGATGCAGAGACGTGGGTTAATTTGGTGGCACGCGAGTTTCCGGGGCTTTGTTTCATCAATGCCGGGGTGTCGGGTTACAACAGTCGAAGCGTCAGGGAGACATTACCCGCCGCCGATATCTACATCTACTACATCGTCGAAAACGACGTTGAAACCGTTACGCCGCCGCATCCGTCAAGCCCTTTAGACTCGACGCTTTACCGCTACCTATGGTATCTCTACCACAAGCCGCACGTAGGGACTAAAGCAGAGCTTGCGCGCTTCTGGGCAGACATCGAAGACTTGGCAGCGCGCGGGATATACTTTGTAGGGGACAGCGACCTGATGGCGCGCGTCGCCGCGCAGTATCCTGCACAATCGTTCATGGTGGAGCGGTGGAATACAACCGTGAGTTGGGCGGATGGGCACGCCGATGCAAACGGGAATCAGGAGATCGCCACGCAAATGATAGAAATAGTGAAAGAGGTTTTGAATGGATAGCACATTTTTGCTGATAGCTTTTGTAATCGCGGTAATTATTTGGGCTTATGGTATTGATGTATCGCAGAGGAAAAGAATAGAGACTCGGGGGGCGGCAGTTCATTGCGAAAATCGAAAGGGAAACCCCATATATACCAACGCCCGAAAGTCCATATGTGGGCGCTCTCTGGAAATTCATAAAGACAAACGAAATCGAAGTCTTTTCTGAAATTCGCGTCAACCCCTTCTTTTTGCAATCGCTTGCACCACTAGATAAGCGCGATGTAGTTTGTTTTGCTTCGCATCCCCTTAAGGCTGACGATAGCCTTAAGTTTTTTGAGGTGGTATATCACGGGCAATGTGTAGCTGATTTGCCAGAAATAAAGGCGGGGTTTAATTATGTCCAATAACATTACATTTGTTTCAACGGGCGACGATGCTCTTGAGGTGCGTGAAACACCCCAACTCGACCCGCTCGAAAAATACCTCCGCGCCCGACGCGACGCCTTACTTGCCGAACTGCGCGCTATCGAGGATATCCTGGGCATCGACCCAACTCTGACGGCAAGTCAGGCGCGGCGGGCGTATACGCGCTCGAATGAGCGCGCTTGACCATTTGTTATTATTCATGCTAAAATGATGGCAACATAGCTGAGGCGCACCGCGCCGACGCATTTTAGCGCTTGGGAATTCTTGGGCGCACTTCACCTGATGGTGGGGTGCGCTTTTTTGTTTGAGGGATTATGCCGTACCAAATCGAAAAACGCGGCGAGCAGTGGTGTGTGGTCAAAGAGGCGACCGGCGAATCGATGGGGTGCCACGCCACCGAAACGGAGGCCGGCGCGCAATTGACCGCGCTTAACATCGCGGAATTCGGCAACCGCAGCGTCTTACGGCGCGTCTCGCTGGTGGAGCCGGAAGGTATCATCGAAGGACACCTAGCATTATGGGGTAGCCCGGCGCAGCGCGACGAATACGGTACCTGGTTCGACCGCGAAAGCCCGCCCGAAATGGCGCTCGATTTTTTACCCTTCCCCATGTCCTACGAACACTTCGGTGATGACATCACGAAAATCGTCGCCGAAATGTACACCGTTTGGCCAGACGCCGACGGTATTCGGTACCGCGCCAAGCTAGATCGGCAGCGTTTGGACGACGATGAATTCGAACGTATCGTCGGTGAAATCAAACGCGGCGAACTCGGCACTTCGTCGGCGAGCGCGGAGCATATCGCGCAATTCGACGAAGATGGGCGGTTCGTGCGGTGGCTGCTCTCCGAGGTGAGTTTGACAAAATCGCCGGCGGAGCGCCGAATGCCAAGCGTGGTTTTAGTGAGATCAAAAATTCAGCCGGTCCAGTCCGAGGAAGACAACGCGGCGCGTTGTGACGACTGCCCGGATAATGCACAGCAGAAACGAAATAGTGAGGATATAACAATGCCCGAATCGAAACGTCAGCTTCCCGCCGACGCGCTTAATCCCGACCTGGCGAGCGGCCTCCAGGCCCTCGTTGATGCCTGGGGTGTCGATGTCGTTATGGACGCGCTCAAGGTGTTGGGCGGCGGCGAAAGCGAAGAAGATGAGACCATGATGTCGGCGGAAACCGTCAACATGGAAGACCTGCGATCGATGGTGCAAAAACTCGGCGAACAGAAACAACGCAACGCCGAAACCGCACGCATCACGGCGCTTGAAAATGAAGTCAAACAATTGCGGATGCGTAAGCCCGCGCCCGCCGGCGACGAGACGCCGGAGTTCGTGACCCTGCCCGCGCCGCGCACCCCGCAAATTCGCGGCATGACGCCGCGTAATCTGGTGGGCAAAACCGCCGCCGACCTCGCCACCGCCTACATGATTAAACGCTCGCTTATTCCTGAAGAGATGCGCGCCGTTCCTGGCGTGCGCCCGCTGCGCGATGAAACGACTCGCGCGCTCGCCGACATGGTTTTCGCCGAAGCGGAGAAGGGCAACAGTCATGCTGAATCCGCCGTGCGTAGCCTACGGTATGCCGTCGGCTCCAACGCAACGCGCGCCGACATCATGGGCAGCGATGTCACGGGCTACGGCGACGAATGGGTCGGCGTATTCTATGAAGAAACCTTATGGGAAAAAATCCGCATCGCGCCCATTTGGGAGACGTTGCGCGCGAAGGGGCTGAATGAAAAAGCGGTGCCGCGCGGCTACGAAAGCGCCACGATCCCGCTGGAAGGCGCGGACCCGACCTGGTATAAGGTCGCGCAGGCGGCGAATATCAGCGCGTCGGGGTTGCCGGAAGGCGTCCCGGCGTCGAAGGTGGGCACGTCGAATACCAGCGTAACGACTTCTGAAGTTGCCGCGCTCGTATGGTATAACGACACATTGGAAGAGGATAGTATCGTAGATGCGGCGTCGAATATCCGCCGCCAGATGGAAATCTCCGCGCGGGAACAGGTTGAATACTTGCTCATTAACGGCGACACCGAAACCGCCGCTAGCACCAACATCAACAAAGTGGACGACACGCCCGCCGCGAATGTTTCCTATCTTGCCTTCAACGGCTTCCTTAAACTCCCTCTCGTCACGAATACCGCCAACGCGCGCGACGCCGGTACCACATTCGATGAAAACGACTTCCGGCTTTTGCTCACGTTGTTGGGCACGAATGGGCGCGCCGCCTCCGACCGCCGGATGCTGGCCTTCCTAATGGACTTTGCAACACAGGATGCGGCACTGGCAATCCCGGCCTTTGCGTCGCGCGACGTGTACAGCAACGCCACCATCGAAACCGGCGAACTCGTCAAGGCTTACAATGTCGATATCCTGGTATCCGACCAGATGGCGCTTGCCAACAGCAGCGGCAAAATCAGCGTGACCGCCGCCAATAATACGCGCGGGCGCATCCTGCTCATTCGCCCCGACCAATGGTGGATTGGACGCAAGCGCGAAATGACCGTCGCTACGCAGCGCTGGGAACCGGCGCGCAGCACCGCCATCGTGACCTCGTTCCGCATGGGTTTGACCTACCGGAGCACCGACACTGGCGATAGCGCCGCCGCCGTTTCCTACAACGTTGCGGTGAGCTAAGGAGTAATGACATGACACTTACAGTATATCCCAGCGGTGCGATTCAGCAGGGTATCCCTGGCAATGAAAGTATGCCGCAAACCGAAGTCATCACGGCATCGGACGAAAGCGAACTCTATGTCGGCGGCAACATCTTGATTATCAGCGCGGGCGCGTCGTGTGATGTCACGATGGCAGACCTGGGCGACCCGGCGAGCGGCAAAGTAAAACTGGGGGCGTCCTACACGGTGACTACGACCTCCGTCGCCGGCGGCAATCATACCCTGACTCTGCCCGATGGCGTGCTCTTCAACGGCACCGCCGCCGCGAATGTGGCGACGTTCGACGCCGCGCACGAGTTTTTGGGCTTCACTATCGTAAGCGCAACCCTGGCTGTAGTGTGGGCGAATCCCGCCGGCATTACGTTTAGTTAGGGAGGTGACGTATGGGTAGCACACTTCTGAATCTCAAAAAGGGCGTGGCGACACTCAGCGACCTCGCCGACGGCGGCGCGGCCTACGGCGTACCATCCGGTAAAGCGTACTGGCTCGACACCACGAACGGCAACGATAATAACGACGGTTCAATTGAGGCGCCGTTCAAAACGCTCGCCTATGCCTACGCCGCGTTACGCACCGGGTACGGCGATACGCTGTACTACGTGGCATCCAGCACGGCGGCGGGCAGTGCGGGCAGCGTCTCGCTTACCGAGACTTTCACGTGGTCGAAGAACAACACATCATTGATCGGCGTGACTGCCGAAACACCGGTTAGTCCGCGCGCCCGCATTGTGCAGGCATCGACGGCAACCGGTGTTTCGCCGATGTTCAACGTCACCGGGTTTGGCAACCGCTTTGAGAATATTCAATGGTTCCAGGGCGTGGCCGATGCCACGAGTTTGATCGACGTGCAGGTCACGGGCGACCGCAACGCCTTCACTAATTGCCACTTCGCGGGCGGCGGCAACGCTACCCAAGCAGTGGACGGTGGCGCGTCGCTGAAATTGAACGGGGCCGAGGAGTGTGTTTTCAACAACTGCACCATCGGCGTTGATACCATCGCGGCAGCTACTGGCATGACGGCACTTACCTTCGACGGAAGTTCGGCGCGCAATATTTTCAACAATTGCCGCCTCGAATTACTCGCGGGTAATTCCGGCGCAGTTCTGGTTGAACTTGTGGATGCGACTTCAGTAGACCGGTGGAACGAATTCAACTGGTGTTCGTTCTTTGCGAATAGCGTCAACAAAGCCACTACCATCGCGAGCGCGTTTGTTATCCCGAATGGACATACGACTACGGCGACGATTTTCATCAACTATCCGAAGTCCAGTTTAGGCTTTACGGACTGGGATGCTGACGACCGTGGTATCCTGTACATCAATACGGGCACGATTACGGGCGGCGGCAACGCCGGCTACTCCGTAGTCTCTGCGAGCGCGTAACCATGACGAGGATTCTTGTTCGGTGGGGGTATCGCGGCGCGCCGTCGGGCGAGCGGTATATCCCCGCCGGGGAATACGACAGTGAAAATGAAGGATTGCTGGGGTTGTGGCAGTACCTGGTGCAGAACGGGCATGCCGAAATCATCGACGAAGGTGAACCGGTTGAATTACCTACCGATGCGCCGGATTATCCCGACCCCGGTAGTTTCACCGTATCCGAACTGGAGGCGTGGTTAGAAGAAACCGCGCCGCCGCCTGCAATCGCCGGCCTGATGTGGTCGGATGAAATCGACGGCAAAAACCGGGGCGGCGCGCGGTCGTTGTTAGAGGAGTACATGAATGCCGGTTGAAACCGCGCCGCTTTTGCTTTTAAGTGAACTGCGGCGGCGACTGAATACGACGATTGATACCGACAAAGCGAGTTCAGCGCAGGTGACGGACGCTAACCTGCGCCTGCGCGAACTCATTCAATCGGCTTCTGAGATATTCAGCGAATTGTGCAACCAACGGCGCTTCGACCGGTACTACGCCACGCGGTATTATACGCCGTGGTCGCTCGAAAATGACGGCGATCTGTTGAGCGCCTACGAATTGTTACTCGACGCCGACTTACTCGAAATCGACACCATCACCAACGGCGATGATACGAGCATCACGACCGGCTACCAACTCATGCCGCGCAACCAAAACGAAAAGCGCACCATCTTACTCAACCGGAACGGTTCGGTATACTGGACTGCGCCGGGGGGTACCGACGATCCGGTGAATTCCATCGAAATTGCCGGGACGTGGGGTTATGGCGGTGCATTCGAATCGAGCGGCGATACCGTGCAGGATGATCCGCTTTCGAGTAGCGCCACGACCGTGACGGTCACAGCTTCCAGCAACTTTGAGGTTGGGATGATGCTTAAGTGCGAAAGCGAATATCTATACGTGACGGCGCTTGCTACCGACACGACCCTCACGGTCAAACGCGCCTACAACGGCACGACGGCAACGGCGCACGTGAGCGGCACGGTACTCAGTTACTACGTTGCCGAACAACAGGTCAGGCAGCAGGTTTCACGTTTGGTAAGCGGGACACTTGAGCAAATCAAATCCCCGATGTTCGGCACCGTCGTCATCGCGGATGTCAGTCTCCCGGTAACAGTTGACGAGGTACCGAACGACGTGCTTAAAGCTGCTGAGCGGCTAAAATATCGTATGAGGATAGGGTAGATGGCGCTTACCCCCACCGAACAGGTTGTCGAACGCCTCGCGCAGTGCTGGCACGAAATCACCGGCGTGCGCACCCGCCATACTGCGCCGCCTCAAGACGCCTTCGTAGATGAAAAATTGCCGGCGGCGGTGCTGATTGTGCGCGGACTCACCGGCACTTCGTTCACCGACCCATCCCTAACCCAACAAACACGCGCCTATGTCTGTCGCCTTTTCGTTTCAGTAGTGGATGAAGGCACAGAAGTGCCGGGCCTGGGCGCGGAAAAATACCAAGAGGCGGTCGCGTACCTGGACCGCGCGCACGTGTATTTCATCAACCACCGGGACCTGAGCACTACCGGCGGCATTGTTAGCGATGTAGACACACAAGCCGGCTTGGGTGTTGTAGTGCCGCCGCTGCATACCTTAACAGATACCGGCATTGTGCCGCGCACCGGTCCAGGCGGCGCGCAATATTGGACCATCGAGTTTAATCATCAAATTACAGTACGATTATCGTACTGTTTTGAGGAGTAGGTTTATGACTCAAATTACCAAAGGCGCAATTACAGGTTTTGCGTTTGCGCAAATGTGGACGGTAAAAGACTGCTACAGCTACGGACAGTTGAACACCGACACCGCTGTTTCGACGCCGGCGACCTCGCACGCCTATCTCATCCGTGACCCGAAAACGTCGGGCGTCCCGCAAATCTCGCGCGAGGTATTGACACTCACGGGCGGCGATACCATCAAAGGCGCGCGAATGTTCGGTCCATCATCGATTGATAGTTTTCAGATTACGACCACGACGCTTGACGCTGATTTGGTTGCGTTGGTGACCCGAACGAGCGTAGATCAAACGACGAATGATGTATGGTCAGAGGTTGGATTCAATTACGGCCTGGGCAATCTGCCCAACGTCGGATTGTCGCTGCACGCGAATTTCCAAACCATTGATGAAAGCTGCGACACGCTCCAGAAGTGGTTTAATTTGATTTTTCCATCGTGTCAGATTTCACCGCAGTACCCGACGCCTTCGTTTCAGGCCGAAGCGGATATGACCTGGCAGGTGCAGCCGTCGATGGTAGGCAAGCGACCGAACGGGGATGCGTTCGATAGCAATTTAGGTCTGGAAAATAATCAAGACTTGGCTTATGCCATCATTAGCGATTATCCGGTCGCACTTACTACGTGGTTTGCGGATGGTATAGCCACAACCTTTAATACGGCCTACCGCCCGATGTCTACGACCGTTACGGTGAATTCAACACAAAACCATTTTGCAGTGAATGGCACACCAACCGCATTGACGAGTATCGTCATTGCGTCGGGGTTGGCGACGGCAGCGGCGGCGGGTTCGGACGGGGACGTGAATGTTCTCATGTACGAAACTCAGTTCAAGGCCGTGAGTTAACATGATTGGCACGAAAGATAAAGACGGCGCGGTCATTTGGCCGCGCCTTGCTTTAAATGGCAGACCGGCGCGCACGTTTTACACCATGCGCTTTCTAGACGCGACGCGCTTTGTTTTGGTTCCGCCGGGCATGGCGGCAGATCTCGTTGAACAGAAGATTTTAGAGTTGGCGAAAGCCGAAAGGCAAGCGGTCAATGGCGAAAACCTTGACGGTGGAGGCGATACCGGGAATATGGACGCTGGAGGTGCTGGCGAGCACGCTCGCAAACGCAAGCGCGGCGGATGATAGGCGCGCTTTATATGCGGCGCATATGCCAGAAGAAACTCGTAATTTACACGAATGGTTACTCGGTGCCATTAGTTATACAGTGGATATGGAGGTTGACGCCGAAAAGCTTCCTCAGCTTCACATGCTTTGGGAACTCGTGAAAGCGAACGACCCCAAACTATGGGGGTATTTAGAGGAAGAAGTTGAAATTGAACTCATTGATCTCTGGTATGATAGCGTTGCGCAACGTCTAAACACCGTAAAAAACTTGCGCAGCGAAACCGCGAATGGCGCGACGCCGAACGCGAATTCTGGCGCGGTTTCGCACGACGTGACGGACGCCCCCGAACCGAATGGTTCGACGGAGACGACCCATTCGACCTCAGTCTAGCGGAGTGGACCTATAACGGCTATCCCGCGCGGCTCGTGCGGATGGCGGCGATTATGTACAAAAACAGCGGGTATAGTCGCCTACCGTCCCCGGAAGAGGTCGGCGGCATTGATCCACAATGGTATGCTGCGATTCAGCAGGCATTACGTGTAATGGAGTTTTGGGCACAAGATGAGTGAATCGATTGATTTTACCGTAAACTTCCCCCTCGGAAGTAAAGCGGGCCTCGCCGCCGCCGAAAAAGCTAAAGCTGATTTAGACCAGTTCGCTAAATTACTTGTCAAAATTGACAAGGCCGGCGGCATTGCAGCTATTGCTGGTGACCCAAAACTTTTACGCCAAGTGAGTAAAGAGCTTGACGATATTGCCGATTCTGCAAGTTCGGCGGCAGGCGAAGCGCAAAAACTCCGCAAAAATCTTAAGCTTGATGATATAGGCGACGGGGCAGCAGCCGGAGATTTTATAGGAAAAGCCGACACCGCATTTTCTGCGCTTGGGACACTAACGGGATCGCTTGAAATTGCGGGAAGCGAAACCCTAAGCCTTGTTAGTGATGTTCTTGCTGCTGTAGATGCCGTTAGTGCGCTACGTGGCGCAACCGCCGCAAGTGCAACCGCGAGTACGGCGGGCGCAACCGGCGTCACTGCGTTCGTGGTTTCATTGGGGCCTATCGCGTTGGTGGGTGCGGCGGCGGCGGCGGCGGTTGGATTAGCCGCTATTGCGCTCGGAGATTTAGCCAGGGATGCACAAGAGCAAGCTAATCAAATACGCGAGGCGTCCGAAGAGGGCAAAAAGCTCACGCGCGAAATTGCCGCCGGCCTGACCACGGAAGAGGCTAAACGGCGCGCAGATGAACTGAATAATTTGATTGATACGGAAGAGCAAAATCTGCAAAGGGCACAGAATGCATACGCGCAGATGAATCAGGGACTTAATGATACTTTTGGTGTTTTTGCCGGCGTCGTGGGTGCCGGGGTAAAGGCATTTGATAACAGAGAAGAGGAGCTTGCCGCATCAATAGGAAAATCGGAAGAGAACCTAGCTAAGTTAAAGACTGAGTTAGGAGTGGTGAACGGTGTTCTTGAGGATACATCTCTTGCCGCCAATGACGCGGCGGCGGCGCTCAAAGAACAGAACCGCGCCGCCATCGACGGGGCGCGGGAGGCGGCGGAGTTGGAAAAACAGCGCGCGGCGCTTTTACGTACCGCCACGCGCGATACACTCGATAGTCAGGTTGCCGCCTCAGAAGAAGCCGTAGCCGCTTATGATACGCAGTTGGCGGCGCTTGAGGCCATCGCGGAAAAGACGCCGGAAGTTGAGGAGGAAATCCAGGCGGTCAATGCGGCGCGCGAAAAGGAAATCGACAACCTCAGGTTTTTAGAAACGGCGGTAGACAGCGTAGTAACGGCGCGCGAACGAGAAGCGGCGGCAGCGAAAGAGGATGCGGCGCGTCAAGAAGCGATGGCCGACGCTTTAGAGGAAGCGGCAAAACGCGCGGAAAAAGAAGCGGATGAAATACAAAAGCGCGAGGAGGATCGCGCAAAAGTCATTACGGATAACGCCTCAAGGATTGAAGATATTGAACGGCGTTTAGGGGAGCGGCGCGAGGATGCGGCGCGGGCCTATGCAGATAAACTCGCAGACATCAACCGCAAAGCCGGGGATGATGCGGCAAAGGCGGAGCGCAGTAATGCCTACAAATTAGCCGATATCCGTACTGATGCGCTCCGCAGCGCGCAGGCGAATGAGCGCGCATTAGGGGATGAAGCGGCATCTATCCGACTGAATACGCAACGCGCTGAAATTGAAAGTTCACTCAAATTACAGCAAGACGCGGCGCGGCGGCGGCGGCAAGCTGAAGAGGATGAGATTGATTTGATTGCAAGCCGGGATTTTGCCGGACTTGCCTCCTTGCGTCGCCGCAACGCATTTGAGGAGAGCGAAACAAAAATCGCCGCGTCGGAAGAAAAAGCGCTCCGAGAGGAGCAAACGCGGCAGCGCCTGGAGGATTTGAAAACCTCCGCCGCCATCGAAGCGCGCGAACTCAAGATTGAAACTCAGCAGCGGATTTTAGACCAACGCGAGGCATTCAGTCAGGAACGCACCGAACGCGCCGAACAGTACAGTATCGAACTGCGTGAGGCTGCCATTGCGAATGATCGAAAATTGCGCGATATTCAAATTGCAAACGACCGAGAATTATCGGTGCAGGCTAATGCATTTAATCAGGAACTTGCATTATACCAGAACGCGGCAATGCAACGGCTGAATATTCTACAACAAGCTGAAGGTCAAGCGGCACTCATTCAGCAGCGCGCCATGATGACAGCAAATCAAATGGCGCAGGCGGTAACGCAGATTTTTAATCAACAGCGCACTGCCACCGTAAATCAGACTTTTAGCGTAAGTAATGCGAATCCGCGCCAGGTACAGCAACAAGTCGGCACGGAAGTACGCCGGCAATTGAGCGAGGTGCTGCGATGACATGCCCGTATCTTGGCAATGAAAACTATAAACTTGCCGCCGGGTATAATCAGGCGGGGAGCTTGGCAACCTTAGAAGGAATACTGCCAAGTGGCGATATTTTTGCATTTCAGCCGGTAAGTGGGGGTTTTCAAGACTATGATCCCGGCGTGCTCAAAATTGGGCCGACCGGCGAATATCGTGTCGGCGGTTACGCCTCAACAGTATGGCGACTTAGTTTCGTAACGGCCAAACAAGAGGCGTATCTGCGGGACACATTTTGCAGCAGTGGACACAGTGGTGAGGTGACGATGCGCACCGATACAGTAACAGCACTGTCATTTGCCAACTACAACGCCGTGATACTGTTACCCAAACGCAGTGATTTGATTTATAAAGATGGCGTGTTTCGAGACTACCGCATACTCTACACAAGGTTGGTGGCGCTATGACGGACGTAACCCCGCCGCTCGCCAGTTCTGATGTTCGTAAAGCGTGGTACGGTGATCAATACCTATCCTTTTCGCCGAATCCGACGTGTTATTCGGCGCGCGTCAATGGCGCAATCAGCGGCGGCGAAAGCGTAGCCGAGATTACCTTTGATGCCGGTACGGGCGTGCTCGCCAGTATCGAGCCGGGTATGACGGTGCTCATCTCGCATACATCGAATAAATATGATGCATATCTGAGATTACGCACGCGCAAGGCAACGGCGATTTTGGGCACGCTTTACGTCAATGAAACCAGCGCCGAAATCGATGACAATGATTACATTTTCGTTTTGTGGGATTGGGATGTCTGGCCGAAGCTGCCACGCGATACCGGTACCACGCGCTATAACGACTATGATGATACATTCAGTGCCACGAATAATGGCATGCCGCCGATTATCAGCGATCTCGAAATGGTCTACGTTGGGGAAACATCGAGTGGGATACTGCAAATCCGTTTTCAACCCACTGCCATTGCTGCCACCAGCGGCGCAACCATTAGTTCGTATCTTTTCGATGTCATCTACGGGAGCGCCACTGTTGCAGCGGGGGCGGAGGCCTCGAATGACGTTACTTACAATTTCGCAGAAGGCTTTAACGTCGCAAAACTCATTGTCACCGATAGCGCGGGGCGCACCTCGACGCGGTATATTCCGGTGTTCGCGCACGGCGCGAGTTTTCCATTCGAGCTTGGCTTTGATGGTGCGACCATTACCGGCGATAAAGGAAAATGGAACGCGACAATTACCGGGTCGGAAGACATCGCGCGCGACGATGTATTAGATCGAACGCTTACCGTTATATGGTCGAAGGAGTATTACGCCGGCGTTGAAACCAACCTCGTAAGTAACGTGAATTTCACGGGTCGATTACTCAAAGAAACTACAGCTATTCAAGTCGATGAACCGTTCATTCAATACCCCGAAACGACGTTTCAGGTCGAAGGCCCGGCGGATGCGCTCGGAAGCACGTCGGGGCAATTGGTGACACTCGTAAATGATGCCTCGCCTGCCGCCTGGGATGAAATTAATGATTTGACGCCGTGGCGCGCGGCATGGTATGTGCTCAATCAACTAAGCACCGCGTCGTATGTATGCTGTTTTGAGTTCGATGATACGTCGGCGGATTACGAATATGAACGCCTGACAACTACTTCGCAGGATTTATATGCATCTATTGCCGATTTGATGTTCAGCCGAATGCAGGTCTTAGAATTCAGCGCACAGGGCATCGGGTACATCAACCCGGATGCGCGGTACTTGACGACGGCGCAACGTGCCGCACTTACAACCGTTCTGGCGCTCACGGAAGACGACCGCGCCGAAACGAATATCGACCGTGAATACCGTGAAGACATCGGTAAGTTGTCGGGGTATGCAGGGTACTACAATACGGGAAGCGGATACATAGCACTCATTGGCGCGTATGCGCCCGGCGTAGCGCAGGGCGCGGGCATTGAGGATGCGCAGTACAACAAACAGATTTTAGCCGCCGACCAATCCAAAACCGACGCGGAATCGGAATGGGCCGACCGAATTGCTAATCATTTCGAGCGGCTACAACCTAAAGCGCAGCTTCAAGTTACGATGTTATCCGGCGCGTATCACTGTATCATGCCCTCCGTTTCGCAGTGGTGGACCTGGGCATTACCCGAAAATGACACCGGTAGACCGGTGTATACCGGTTCGACGCGGTGGATTTTGGAGCGCATCGAATGCGTACATAATCATGATGAAGGAAGTCGTTCGGTAGCACTGACGTTTACGATAGAAACGGAAGGCGGTGCAACCTTGACTTTTGACCCGCCGGTACCATCGGAATATTCATTCTCTAAATTCGATTGGCCACCATTTAATACGCTGCCTATGTTCCCTTCGGTGTCGCCATTTTTGCCCGCCAGCCCGACGGTTGCGGATTTTCACCCGTTCCCGCAAGACCCAATGGATGTGACGAATTTCCCGCCAAAGGACGGCAATACTATTGTTGCGGTAACGCGCAATGAAAGCACGCATACCGAAAGCGCATTATTCGTGACAACAAATGGCCTTAATCCGGTTCCATCATGGCGCGAGATCACTCCCTCGCCGGATACTGAAGTACGGTATTTTGAATATAAAAGCCGAATCGGGGAAAATTTAGAGGCGTATTGTTTGACTTATGATGGGTCAGATACTACGTTTTGGTACACCGAAAATTTTATTGAAGGGGAATGGACAGATCAATTTACCTGGGAAGACCTTCGCTTTGATTATATCCGCATCGCACCAGAAGGCGGTGTATACGTTGTAGGGACTTACGACGCCGGGACGCCATCGAGTTACACCGACAATATGACGACGGGTTTAGGTGCAAATACGAGTGTGCCGGGCGCGAGTTATCCCTTTGGGTTTTGGGGATGCCCCGGTACCGTTCGGTACTACGGTACCGACCCAGCGGGGACGTATAACGCGGCGGGCGGGCGTACCGGCGGCGGCTGCGTACTCGGAGATGATAGTACCTGCGTACCACCGCCACAACCCACTAAGAAAAACGAAGCGACCGCCATTGTTGATTTAGGAGTTGTGACCACGATAACCGCCGCTTCGTTTTACCACGTGCAAAGCGCCGCTGGGATTGGGCATAGCGCCGCGATACGTGCTTACGACGCAAGTGGAACCTACATCACCGATATGACACTCGATAGCTCAAATAGCTCAACGTCGTGGCGGCAGATCACATTTAGTGGCGTACAGGCCGCGCGGTATATCGTATTCACGACGGAAACCCTAATTGGCACCACGACTAAACTTGACGACTTGAGTATCACTTATGGCACCCCCGGCGGTGCGATTTCGACGTATACCGATGATGATGGCACAACGTTCACCGGGATTCAAACTATTGGCACAACGCCGGGCACTGAGCAATGCGGTTCGGATAGTATCAAGGTCGGACTATTGGCGAGTGGAGAACAGCCGTTTTTAGCGGGCGCGCTCACTCAAGTCATGACAACGGATAACGCTACGTCGGGCGGGGATGTCTACACGACAGAAACCAATAGCCCTGCATCCCCCATCAATCCGGTATGTATCGTAGTGCCGTTTTACGCCTCAGATGGTACGACCAAAAACACCGAAACGAATACGCCAGAATATTTAGTTGGCTCGAATACGGCGGATGGGTCGGGCGATACGATTTATTATGTCACGACCGGCGGCGCAGCGGCGCTTACACAACCCTCGGCGGGATACGTCGTGTATAATCCTGCGGGCATGGCGATGGGATGGTGGAACTCTTCGAAAATCGCTGCGCTCATGAGTACCGGCGGCACGGACATCAAACTCTTCACGAGCGATGACGGCGGCACAACCTGGGATGATCGGGGTGTCGTGGGGGGTATCGGGTCAGGCGCGGCGCAAGCGGTGCAGTTTCGGCAGGGGGACAC